AAAAGAATAAACTTAAATAATCCTTTCCCGCCAGATAGTTATGGGTCATTACCCCATTCCTTCATACGGGCAGATATGAATAAGTGGTAATTATGAATAGAAACTTTGACGTACTAACTGAAAAAGAAAACTGTTTAGAAAAATTAATTTCCTATGATAATGTTCCGGTATTAATGGGAGCGACAGATCAGGATATTAGTAAAGATTTATTAGCTAAACAGGAATGGTATATCAGCGAAGATACAGGGGTAATACAATTAAATCCTGCGATTGAAGCAGATGTTTTATATGATGATTACCATAATCCTGGCACAGTTGGCGGTCTGTGGAAATTGCACCATGAACAATTCGCAGAATTTATAGGTAGTGATACTAAAAATGTTCTTGAGATAGGAGCAGGTAGCGGTATCCTTGCTAAGTATTATACTGAAAATGTAAACAGGAATACCGTTTGGAATATAATTGATCCCAATTGTCAAATACAGGATGAGAGAATAAAAACTATAAAAAGTTTCTTTCCTTTAGATAATATGATTCCTGGGACATATGATACAATAGTACATTCTCATGTTTTAGAACATACTTACTTTCCTAGAAATTTTTTAAAAGATATTGCCGATATATCTAAGGTTGGCACAAAACATTATTTCTCTTTTCCTAACATGGTGAAAATGTTAAAAGCAAAGTATACTAATACTCTTTGCTTTGAACATGTAACATTTTTGAGAGAAGAATACGTAGATGTTTTACTTTCCAATTCGGGATTTAAAGTACAATCAAAATTCTTTTTTAACGACCATAGTATATTCTATGAAACTGCGTACACTGGTGAAAATACGAACATAAAATTTCCGAATTTCTATGAGGAGAATATGAAACTATTTTCTGATATGAATTTATACTATGATAGGTTAATAGAATATTGTAATCACAATATAGAGAATAAGGATAATGTCTGGATGTTTGGTGCTAGTATATTCTCTCAGTATCTTTTATTTCGAGGATTAGATCAATCTAAAATAAAAGGCATATTAGATAACGATACTACAAAGACAAACAAAAGATTATATGGCACTAAGTTTAAAATAGTTCTGCCTAAGTTTATTTCCGATGGGGAAGAACCAACAGTATTAGTATTTGCTGGCGCATATCAGAAAGAGATTGAAAAACAACTTAAGGAAATAAATCCTAAGGTTAATATTATTTCATGAAAATTATAGCTCACCGAGGTTTAGTTTCTGGGCCCAGTGACCTTGAAAATACCCCTGAACAGATTTTAAGTGCATTGGATCTAGGATTCGATTGCGAGATAGATCTGCGGGTAATAGATGATTCGTTTTATCTTGGACATGATTATGCTCAATATAAAATAGATTATAAATTCTTAGAAACTCCTGGGCTTTGGATTCACGCCAAAAACTTTACTGCTATGGAATGGTTATCTAAAACAGATTTGGTATACTTCTGGCATCAAGAAGATGACTGTGCTTTAACCAGTAATAGATATGTTTGGATATATCCCGGCAAACCATTATTAAAGAATAGCATAGCAGTCATGCCCGAAAAGTGTAACTATACTTCTGAGGATTTGAGAAAATGTTTTGCTATATGTACAGATTATTCTCATGCATATCAAGTAAAATTTAACGAGGAAAATCTTGATTAAATTAATTATTTTCGATTTAGACGGCGTATTAATTGACAGTAGAGAACTTCACTATTCTGCCTTGAATAATGCTCTAAAAGCAGTAGATGAAAAGTATATAATAACTAGGGAAGAACATCTGAGTAGATATGATGGACTAAACACTACAAAAAAATTAGAAATGCTCAATAAAGAAAAGGATCTTCCCCGTGAGCATTTTGAACAGATATGGAAGAATAAACAGAAAGCAACTATAGACTTATTTAAATTATTTAACTATGACTACAAAGCAATCACGATCTTTTCTAATCTAAAAAATAAAGGATATAAGATTGCTGTTGCAAGTAATAGCATACGGGAAACAGTAAAGATTGCACTATTAAAAATAGGTGTTTTAGAATATGTAGATTATTACATAAGCAACGAAGATGTTATACGACCAAAACCTTCTCCGGAGATGTATTGGAGAACTATGATAGCCCTGGGTATAACAGCAAAAGAAACATTGATAGTTGAAGATAGCCATATTGGTAGAACTGCTGCAATTGGTAGCGGTGCGTATCTTTTACCTATAGAAGATTGCAAAGATTTGACAATGGAAAAAATAGATAAGGAATTATATATTTTGAACAAGCAACAAACGAACGAAATTAAAGTCCCGTGGAAGGACAAAAAATTAAATGTTTTAATACCTATGGCCGGTGCCGGATCTAGATTTGCTCAAGCCGGATATACTTTTCCAAAGCCCTTAATCGAAGTTAGGGGCAAACCAATGATACAAGTTGTTGTAGAAAATCTAAATATAGAAGCAAATTATATCTTCATAACACAAAAGGAACACTATGAGAAATATAATTTGAAATATCTATTGAATCTAATAAGCCCAGGCTGTAGAATAATACAAGTAGAAGGATTAACTGAGGGTGCCGCTTGCACTACATTATTGGCAAAAGAATTCATAAACAATGATGATCCGTTATTGTTGGCAAATTCTGATCAATATGTAGAGTGGAATTCAAATGAATGTATGCATAGTTTCAAATCCGATAACGTGGATGGGGGAATAGTAACATTCAAAGCAAAGCACCCGAAGTGGTCTTATGCTAAAATCGGCGAAGATGGTTTTGTATCTGAGGTCGCTGAAAAGAAACCTATATCGGATAATGCCACAGTTGGAATCTATTATTGGAAGCATGGTAATGATTATATTAGATATGCAGAACAGATGATAGAAAAGAACATTAGAACTAATAACGAATTCTATGTTTGCCCAGTATTCAACGAGGCAATACAGAATGGTAGAAAGATAAAAATGAAACAAATTGATAAGATGTGGGGCATAGGTACCCCGGAAGATCTAAATTATTTCCTGGAGAATCACAATGATTGATTACAAATATGATGAGAAAAATCTTTTAAAAGAATTTAGTGAGTATATTGATGCAACATACGGTCAGCATTATTCACAAACTAAGTTTCAAACTACAGAGTTTATAATTGATAATGGTGACGGTGTCGGATTTACCCGAGGTAACATTATTAAGTATGCTCAAAGATATGGAAAGAAAGCCGGAAGGAATAGACAGGATATACTGAAGGTGTTACACTATGCTTTAATAATGTTGTATGTGCATGATCTTGAAACCAAGGAGTCTAAATAATGCAGATTAGTAATGAAACAATCCAAGTATTGAAAAACTTTGCTACTATTAATAGTAACATTCTTATCCGTCAAGGTAAGTCTCTTGCTACTATCAGTACAGCAAAAAACATCTTTGCCAAAGCATCTGTTACTGAGGAGTTTCCTCAAGAGGTTGCAATTTATGATTTGAACTCTCTGTTGGCACTTCTTACTCTGATGGAAAATCAGAATGTAGAATTCGGAGAGAAAAGTTTGACTATTGAAAAGAATGGCGGTAAGTTTGAGTACTTCTATTCGAGTCCTAGTGTCATTGTTGCAGCACCGGACAAATCTATCGAAGTAGATAATCATTATCAGTTTAAGTTGACAGCTGAAGAAGTAAACATGATTACTAAAGCAGCTGCAATTACCGGTGCACCTACTATCTCAGTTTCTTGCAAAGACAAGCAGGTAAAGCTTACTGTAGGTGATAAGAAAAATGATACAGCAAATACTTATAAAGCAAGTATCGGTACAAGTGAGAATGACTTTGATTGCCATATGGCTGTAGAAAATTTTAAGATTGTACCCGATGCTTATACTGTTACTATTTCTAAAAAGAAAGTATTTCACTTCAAACACGAAACTAAGGATTTAGAATACTTTATTGCGATGGAACCCGACTCTGTAGTTTAACTTAGGAGTTTTATATTATGGATAATACTGAATATCTTTGGGTTGAGAAATGGCGCCCAAAGAAAATAAGTGATTGTATTTTGCCCGCAGGACAACGTAAAGTATTTCAGGAAATGATCGACAAGGGAGACATACAAAATATGCTCCTTTGTGGTTCTGCAGGTGTTGGTAAGACAACTGTTGCGAAAGCATTGTGCGAAGAGATGGAACTGGATTATCTCTTTATTAATGCTTCGCTTGAAAATGGTATTGATGTACTTCGTACCAAGATCAGTCAATTTGCGTCTACGGTATCTTTTACCGGTAAGACAAAGGTTGTGATTCTAGACGAGGCAGACTATACTAATCCTCAGAGTTTTCAACCCGCACTTCGCGGATTTATTGAAGAATTTTCTCAGAACTGCCGATTTATTTTTACTTGTAACTTCAAGAATCGTATCATTCCTCCGCTTCATTCTAGGTGCTCTGTTATTGAATTCAAGATAGATAAAACAGAGAAGCCAAAGATTGCTGCGGCATTCTTCAAACGTCTTTCTGAGATCCTTGGGCATGAAAAGATTGAGTTTGATTCTAAAGCAGTTGCTAAGGTTGTTGAGAAACACTTCCCCGATTACCGTCGTATTATAAACGAGCTACAAAGATATTCTATATCTGGCAAGATCGATGAGGGTATTTTGATCAATATGGGTGAGGTTAATATGACTGAA